TACCGTTACTCTGGGCATTTAGCGCCCCTTCCATAGTTCTAGTGTTGTGTCCCAGCTGTCTGGGGTTATTAGGTGCTGCACTCTGCTAATGAAGTATGTTTCTTCAATAATAATGGCAGCGTTGTTTACTGAGACTTTGGCGACGTCTAGCGGGTCGCGCAGCAGGTTGTCGTTGACTTGCCCAGAGCGAAGCACCATAGGCGCTGTGACGGCCTGCACGCGTCTTTCAGGCAGGTTTAGAGCTAAAGCGTTTGCCCACGTGTCTGCGTCTGCGTCGTTCCAGTGCCAAGTTGTTACGTCAACTGCAATGCTGCCTAGTAGCTGCACGCTGTCTGCGTTGGTGCGGCTGTTCTCATAGCCCAAAGTTGTTGCGTAGTTAACAGTGTTGACAACCTGAGCAGTGTCGAAGCCAATAACAATGTCGCTGAATTCTGCCCGCGTAGGGTCTGCGCTCGCGGCTGCTTCAAACACTACGTCAGGTGTGCGCGTCGGTGCGACTAGTTCAGTGTCGTTGAAGAATAGGTTTAGTTTGTCGTTGCCTACAAAGCTGCCATAGATAGGCAAATAAACAATAACGCCGCCGTTGCTGTCTAGCAGCTGGTTGACTACTTCGCCATAGGGCACAGGGTCATAAGAAATTAGGCCGTCAAGCTCATAGCCTGCAGTCTGTGCAATGTATGGGTATGACCCTGCTGCGTCTATCATGGTTGAGCCATAGACAGCGTTCATGTCGTCGAAATACTGATACGCGTATGAAGGGCTTGGCAGGTTCAAAGTTTCTGTGCCGTTTTCAGGCGGCTGGGCGGTGTAGTTCAAGAAGTCGCGCAGCTCGGTCGTGCAGTCTAACGTAATTGTGTTTACCCAGTTGTAATTGTAGGCGGCAGTAGCGCTGTCAATTTTGCCAGTAAAAATGGTCTTCCAGCTGGTAGGTGCTGTGTCTGGGTTAGGTCGCACTCGCACGCGTATAGGTGTGCCGCTTCTTACAGTCACGTTTGTAAAGGGGTCGTAGTCGGCGTTGGTATAAACAACTCTGGCAGTGGCCGGCTCAGGTCTGGTTAGTCCCTGCTCTAAGCTGAAGCCGTTGTCAGTTTCGACAGAAATAACACTGCAAGTAATGGCTTGCCAGTCGGCAGTAGCGCCGCCAGCTTGCCACTTATCGCCGTTGTCCCAGCGGGTCACGCCCCATACGAAAGCGTCGCCACTATAGGTGAAGATAGAAACTTCAACGTCGTTAGCAATGTCAAATACGTCGTTAGCCAAGTAGCACCTTCTTGCCAGTGCTTCGTTCATAAGACTTGATTGCTGCGATAATCTCGGCTGCGCTCATGTTGGCTTTATTTACGTTTATGTTGTAAGTCTTAGCGCCTGCGCCGACTAATGCAGTCTGCATGCCGGCGGTGCTTAGTTGGTTGCGTAGCGAGCCAATTTCGTTGAGCTTGCCTGAGCCCAGAAGCCCTTCAGCAATGGTGGCAGCCTGCAGCGGGTTCATGGTAGAAAGTTCGTTCACTAAAGCTGTAGAGCCAGTGGCTTTGGTGTCTCTAATCTTCTGCAACAGCGCAGGCAACTTCTTGGCCGCTTCAGTTACTCGCCTTAGTTGGCGAATAAACTTTTCTGCGCTGAAACGTGTTTCGTTTTCGTTCAAGCCAAAGGCTAAGTCAACGCTCTCGCGGAAGCTCTTAGCATACTGCTGCATTTTCTCTGCAGCTGCCTTCATGCGTTTCGTAGTTTCGTCAAGCGCTTTGTTGACACCAGTGCTGCCAGCAGGCTTCGCCTTCAACTTCTTTAGTAGGTCAGCCAGTTCTTTCTGGCGGTAATACTCCTGCTGCTGTGGGGTCAAGCCAGCAGTAGGGCTCGGCAGCAAAGTTTCTGTCGGGCTGAATTCGTCGCCATAATCCACGTCACCAGTCAAGGCGCTAGTGTCTATCATGCTCGCAAGTAGCAAAGCAATAGCCAGCCAGCCAGACTTCTTCATGGTCTTGCCTAAGTTTTTAGTGAAGCCGTTCGCTGCGACTGTGGCAATAGAATAAAGCCCCATAGCGACTTCAGCGGCCTTGATTGCTAGAAGCACACCGCCCCAAGCAAGCGCAATAGTTTTGATTGCGTCAATGTTTGCGCCAAGCCAGTCAACAGCCTGCACCAGTCCCTGCACCATGGCAACGATTAGCTGCACAATGTTTTCAAGCGCAGCTTGCCCTTCAGGGGTAGCTAGGTAAGCGCTAAACTGCTGCAGCAAAGGCAGCAGCTGGTTGCCAATAGTTTCAGCAATTTCGCCAAAGATAATTTGCAGCCGCTGGTAAGGGTCAGCGTCGGCGGCCGTCTTAGCAGCCCCGCCAAACAATTCTTGCAATTTAGCAATAGGGTCAGCAGCGCCCTTAGTGGCAGGCACTAGCTTATTGAGCGCGCCAATGTTCCCAGCAAAGGCTTTAGACAATGCAGCGGTTACGCTTTCAAGGCTTTTACCAGTGCCGGCAGAAACGTCAGCAGCAATAGAAAGCGCAGCCATAGCTTGGTCTGTGTCTCCAAGCACGTTCACCAAAGAAGAATAGGCGGGTCTAAGCTGGTCGTCGGCTATGGCCAGCTCAGTCTGCATGACCCCCAGCCGTTTTTCAATGCTGGCAATTTGTTCGTCACTAGCCTTAGTAACGTTGCGCAAAGTATTAGCCAGAAGGGCTTGGCTTTTATTGTCTTCAACTGCGGCCTGCGTTGCCTGCTTTAGAGCAGTAGCGATTGCGCCAATACCAACAGCAATACCAATGCCGCCAAGGGCAGACTTTATACCGCTGCTAGCTTTCTTCGTTGCTTTCTCAAAACCAGTTAGCTGGTTCTTAGCGTTCTTGACACCTTTTTTTAGCCCAGCGTCGTCAACTAGAAAGCGAAATTTTAGATTGGCTGCCATGGTGTCTGCCCTATGCCTGCGTTGTGTGCTTTCAAGAAAGCCTTCAATTCTTCAATTGTCAGCTGCCTATACTCTGTAGGGCTAACCTTAGTTGCCAGACAGAATTCAGCCATACGCTCGGCTTGTTCCCTTCTTACTAGTCTTTTGGGTCTGCTTCGTCTCCCTGAAACAATGCAGCTGCGTCTTTCAAAGACAACGCGCCTGCCTGTTCCAAAGTGAAGCTAGGGTCTTGACGTTTCTTCATGACCCAAATAATAGCTTTGAGCACGCGGCCGCGTGGCGCGTCTTCGTTCATGATTGTTTCAATGCTGCGCCCAGTTAGCAGTTCAATCTCTTCAACTTCGCTAAGGGTCATAGCTTCAAAGTCAATAGCCATTTAGTTTTCTCCTAGTTCAAATTGTGTTTAGCCATAAGGTCACCAAGCGCTTCGTAATAGTCGCTGATAATCTCTTCATAACTATAGCCTAGAGCTTCGCTAAAGAACGGTTGCGGCGCAATGCCCTTATACGTGCCCACAGGCAAACTGCTTTTACTACGCTTGCCAACTACTAGCCAGCCCCAGTGAATAACGTTTGCGTAGGGCACAGACTTCAAACCCGCGCGAGCTTCTGCATAGCCTGCAGCTTTACCGGCGCGAACAGAAGCCAGCAGCTTGCCAGACTTGACAGGTATAAGTGGCTTGGCACGTCTAATAAGGCGCTCTGCCGCTTCAAAGTTTGCCTGCTGAAACTCTGTTTTGTCAGCGCCGAGAGCCTGAAGGTTGTTTTGTAATTCCTTCAGGCCTTCGACACCAACGCGGCCACTTAGCGCGGCCTGTTCTGCCATAGCTGTTAGCTGGTCTTCTTGGTAAGTCCAAAGTAGACAGGCGGGGTAGCTGCAGGCGTGTGCACAGCGTTCTTCACAGTTAGCTCAACAGTGAAGTTCATGACTTCGCCAGAAGTCATAGATAGCGGCGGCAGGGTGTCGAAAATGACAGTGCCTTCATAAATTGGCTGTGAAGTGCTTGCAGTGGCGTTGCCGTTAGGCGCAACCTTGAAAGCAACTTCAGTGCCGTAGTTGGCGAACAGTAGCTGGTAAAGGCTAGCGCTGTCGCCAGAAGCAATACCGCCTAGGGCTAGCTTCCACTCCTGCAGTGGCTGCACTTCGCAGAAGGTCTGCGAGCCGCCAGCAGCGTCGCTAAGGGTTAGCTCAATGCTGTCAGCGTCGCAAGCGTAGTCGGTCGTGCCAATGGTGAATTTGATGTTGGTTGCTTTGATACGTGTCGAAGCGGCCATGGTTGTTTCTCCTTCTAGAGAGTTAGGGCTAATTCAGTTTGAATAGTTGCCGTTAGGTATTGAGCGTTGTTTACGTCAAGGGCATAAGGCTGCCCCACGTTTTTCAGCACAGCATAAGCGGGCAGAGCGTTCACTACGTCTTCAATAAGCTGGTCTAGGGCTTCCGTTGCCATTTCGTTGTCAGCGGTCATAGCGACACACTGCAAGTCAAGGGCTAGGTTGAATTCGTAGCCAACAGTTGCGTTGGTCAGGTATGGGCTGCCGGCCTGCATAATCACAATTGGCGGGGTAACGCGTGCTGGAAAATACGGCACAACGTCAATGCCCGCTTCAGTCAAAGCTAGAGCAAACTCTGCTTTGGTTGCTGTGATTTCGGCCACTACACACCAAACCCAATGAACGGCAACACCAGCGGGTAGACGGCACTGAGCGGGTCTTTGCCCACTCTCACCGCCTGCCCGCTAGCGTCTGCAAATTGGCTTATGCCGTTAGGCGCGCTACGTCTGTGAAATACTTCACTAGCAGCAATAAGAATTGCTTGCTTGTGAACGTCGTCGGGCACTGTGTCGTTGTCACCAATAAGGCGGCCAACTAGAGCGTTCCCAGCGTCAAGGCATAGTTCTGGAAAGTCGCTAGCGTCTTTCGTTCCTACGTAGTCCTTGAATTCCTGCAGAGTAACGGCAACCATTTTTACCTACTAAGCGGTTACGTCTAGCTTGACGATTGCGCCCACGCGTGGGGTTGCAACAGCCATGTAGCCGTAGACAGAAACGCTGTCGGTCAGGGTGGTGATGTCGCCGTCGGTGAGACGTGCAGGTGCGCCCGCGCTCTCCATGCTGATTACAGCAGCCGAGTTTGCCATGTAGACAACGCCGGTGGCAAGCTGTGGGTCAACGATTACAGGCAAGCCAAAGACAGAGCCCGATAGGCCAGCAATGTTAGCCGAGCCAATGGTGTTGCTTCCGTCGTTGTTTAGCGATAGAACAGGGCGGCCGTCTCCAGCTGCGACCTTGACAATCTTCACGTAAGCGTCAGGCGCTGCAATGATGAATTCAGGGCGTAGGCCAGAGTTCTGGAAGATGTAAGAAGCGCCGTTAGCAATACCTTCAGCGAGTGAAGAAGCAGTGCCGCCGTCAGCGTCAAATACTTTGCCAGTCCAGTCAAGGGCTGCTAGAGCTGCAACAACCTTAGCGTTGGTTGCGGCTGCATACTGAATAGCTAGGCCTTCGAAGATTGCGTCAAGGGTGTTTACCTGACTTCTTTCGACGTATTGACGGCTGAAAGTGCTGTAACCGCCCAGAGTGACCACGTCAGTTGAGACAGTCTCAAAGGTTAGGTTACCGAACGATAGGGCAGCGTTTTCTGCCGACTGTGCGCCAACAGCTAGGGTGTTGGTGTCAATTTTTGCATACTCTACAGTCAAGCCAGTTGCAGGTAGAGCTGCGCGCTGGAAGGCTGAAACAGTAGGGCGGTTGTTGGCAATAAGGGTGTTGATGTAGCCATACCATGGCGCAACAATTGCGGCGTCTGCCGAAGTTGAAGCGGTGCGGGCAAGTTCGACAGCGTCAGCGTCTCCCTTGACCATGCCCTTGGCATACTCGCCTACAGAGCGGAATTTAGCGCCAACTGCAGGCGCTGGGGTTGCAACAGCAATGCCCGCTTCAACAATGCGGCGGATTTCTGCCACTTCGTCTTGCACAGCACGCACGTCAAGTTCCATGTTCTCCATGAATTCACTTTCGTTAGTGGGGTTAGGGATTTCTGCGGCGTCAAGTTCTTCGTCTTGCTCGCTGCGCACTTCCGTAATAGCCGAGCCCTGAAAAGCAGGCCATGGCACTACGGAAACTTCAAGCAGGTTAACTGCTTTTCTAATAATGGTGTTGCCGTCACGCTCGCTGGTGACAGGCTGGAAGCCTACGCTGAGGCGGTTTAGCACGCCGTCTTTTAGGGCTAGATAGACTTCTTCAGCTCGCTGAATTCCGCGGGTTAGCTTCGCGGTAATCTCATAGCCTGCTTCAGTCTCGCGGCCTTCAACTACTTTGCCAATTGGCACGTCGTCGTGCTGGTGGCCGTAGAAAATTTTCACGTCTTCTACGCTGCTAATAGCGCCGCGCTCAAAGCGTTCAAAGTATGCGCCGCCAATGTCGGCTGCTTCGCCATAAGGCACAGCTAGCCCGCGTAGGGTCATTTCTTCGCCGTCGCCTTCAGCGCGCACTTCAAAGCTGCGCATTTCAAGGTCAGTCATTTAGGCCTTCTTTCAGTCTTACTTCTTCAGTGGTCATAATGCCGGCAGCGATTGCGTTGGCATACATTTCAATACGGCCAGCTGGGTCTGCTCTAAACAGGTCTTCAAATACGAAACGTGTAGCTGTGCCGCGTGGCAGGCAGGCGCTTAGTGCGTCTTCAATGGTGTTTAGGTAACTCATAAGGCTGGTGCGGTAGAAGACTTGAATTTCGTCAACCATGTTGCTGTAAGTGTCGCTGCTGCCGTCAACACCAGTTAGCAACATGCGGGCTGGAATTCCAAACATGCGGGCAACCTGCTGCACTGCTTGAGCCTGCACTTCAGTAAACAGCGCGTCACGCGGTGACAGCGCTACGGCTTGGTATTCGAAGCCTGAGCCGAGCACAGCAATTTGGCGGTTTTGTTGTTTGTTGTGCCAAGTTGAAGTCATGGCTTCAGCGTCGTCTTTTGACAGCTGTAGGTTAGTTTTGAGCACGCCAGTTGGCACGCCGCCTGAGCTGAACCAGTTGGCTGCAAAGTCGCGTAGGTCAATAATGCTGGCAATGTCTTTGCTGCACGATTGAATTGGTGAAATGCCGCGAAGCACGCCAGCGCGGCTGAAAGCCTTCAAGTGCTGAATTCTGTCAGCGCCGTAGGTCTCGCCCATGTAGTCGAAGACTTTGCGGCCAGTCAAGCCGTTCACGCCGTCTAGGCGCACGCCCACAGCGTTGGCCGGCAGAATAGTTAGGTTGTTCGTTCCGCCACGCGTGTCAGGCGTTTTTAGCCAAAACGCGTTGCCGTCTAGCAACAGTGAAACAGCAGTCATGAACATAAAGTCACGTCGCGTGTCTTCAAGGCTAGGGTTGTTCACTAATAGTGGGTTTGGTATTTTCTGTTCAAGCCCGCTCGCGTAGCGAAACGTTTCAAGGCGCAGCCCGCTAATGCTGGTTGCGATAATGTCAACCGCGCGATAAACAGCGGTCAAGGTTAGGGCGGTGTCTGCGCTTACAAAGGTTGCAGAGCGTGAAGGGATAGTAGGCTGCGCCGCGCGTGTTTCAGTGCGACCAGTCAAGCGTTGCCAGATTGAAGCCATGCAGCAAGTTTAGGGTATGTAACATTTTGGTAACAACAATTGCTAGTTGCGTGACTGCTTGCGGCGTGTCGCTAAAATACCTGCACACCGACAGGCTTGGCAACGCTGGCAACATACAAAGCCCACACAGTAGCTAGTAGCGCGTCAATGTCGCCTAAACTGTCAGCTCTCGAAATTAGCCAGCTCTCGCCGCGGTAGCGAGTAACCGCCAAAGCGTTCTGCTGCACTAGCACAGGGTCGCCCTTATGCTTCACGCGGCCGTTGCTGAACATGGCGTAAACAGTCATGCAGGCTGTTGTAATCTCCTTTGACCAAAGCGGCCATACCGGCAGCCCGACGCCCTTCAAGCGGCGTATGAGGCTGTGCAGCCAGCGGTCGTCAAGTGCAATGCCAATAACGTTGTGCCGCTTATACAGGTCAAGCAGAAGGTCGGCCAGTTGCTCTTCAGTCGGGTTGACTAGTGAAGCTACTATTTCTGTTTCGTAAACGTCGCCGTTGCGGCGCGCTGCAGAGACTGTGGCGTAACTAAAGTTGCGTGCTGCGTCTACTCCTAGCACAATGCCGTCTAAAGCCGTCAGGCCGTCTCCTGTGGCTTCCCTGAATAGGTTGCCAGCTAGCCATGCTTCGCTGCTTCCAGCAATGAATTGGTTGAGCGTGTAGCGGCGCACTTCATGTTCAGGTTGCGTAGCAATGTCGCTAAGCACGCGCTCAAGCGGGATACGGCCACAGGCAATAGCTGGGTTAGCTTGCGCAATTCCGTCAGGGTCGTCAACAGGCGCGTTAGCTGGGGCTTCCCAAATGAAAGCGCCAAAGCGTTCAAGGGCAGGGTCACCGGCAATAGCCTTTTCAGCCGACTTATAAAGCTCTATCAGCGTCTCGCTGTTCTGGTCGCCTGCCGTTGTAATCATGATTACCATGGCGTCGTCAACCGCGGAAGTGCCTTTAGTGGCTGCAGTCCAAATGCCCTTCTTGGCTAGGTGGCCTTCGTCAAGTAGCACGCGCACAAACGGCAAGCCCTGCAGTGCAGCTTCTTTAGCTGGGTTTGCTGTGTATTTGCCAGAGCCGTCGCGCTTGCCTATGCCACGCGTTTCAGTTGTGCGCTTGAAACGTTTAGCCAGCCATGGCGCAGCGTCAATGACGTGCTTCACGCGCTGGTAGATAATGTTGGCCTGCTCACGGCTAGAAGCAATGCTGGCAACGTCGCCGCGGTGAAATACCAGAGCGTCAAGCGCCAGCCCGCCGCCCACAACAGACTTACCATTTTGCCTGCCCATAGAAACAACCACTTGGCGATAGCGCAATTCGTTAGGGTATTTCGCGTGGTCAGCTGGGTAACGTTCCAGCACCCGCCTAAACAGGTCTTTCTGCCAGTCGTCAAGCTCAATAGGCTTGTCAGTCTCAGGCGTGACCCAGCACAGCTGCATCAGCTCAATGAGCCTGTCGCCGTCGCTAGGGTAATCAGCAGACAGCGGCGGGGTAAACCTAGTGGGCAGCATGGTTACCGCGTCATAAGGTCGCGCAGCGGGTCAAAGTCTGCGTCAGCTGGCTTCAAGCTCGAGCGCAATTCCAAATAAGTCTTGCGCAGCTCGGCAGCAGTAGACGTATGGGGCTTAGCGTCAAACTCTTTGGCCAGCGTAAGTAGCAGGCCGGCAAGCACGCGTTGTTCTAGCGTAAGCTCGCAGCCACTTAGCCACTGTTCGATTACTTCTTGCATAGCTTTGCCTTCTTTCTCAAATAATTCAGCCCGCTTATGAAACTCCAAGG